CTGCCGAAGCAACCCGACGCCCCCATCACCCCGGTCGTCCAGGAAGTCGGCAAGGGGCAGGATAAGGCTGACGGTCGCGTCAGCGCTGCCGTTGCCATCGCCAAGGAGAACGCCGAGAAGCCAGCCGTCGTCCGCGCCGAACTAGGCGTTGCATCGTCCTATCTGCCGGCCCCAAGCGAGGCTGACCTTGCCTTCGCCCGACAGCGAGCAGCCAAGGCTGACCAGAAGGACTACAAGGTCGCCGAGGAGTACGGCAAGAAGCTCCTAGCCAAGATCAACACCGACTGGGCGAAGATGGAGGCTGACCAGAAGGAAGCCAAGCGCATCTCCGACCTCAAGGATGCCCGAATCAAGGAACTAACGCAGGAGGTCGCTCGCGTTAAGCAGGAAGCCAGTAATAACATCTGGACGTTCACCGGGGCCGGTCTCGCCGTCGTCGGCGGTCTAGCCTGTGCCTTCGCCTCGCTCCGCATCGGAATCCCCATCCTGCTTGCCGGGGCATTCTGTGGCTCCGTCCCCTTTATCATCGATTCCCCCTACTTTGAATACATCGCCGGATCTACCCTAGTCGCCGTCTCCGGGCTGGGAATCTGGTGGCTGTTTGATAAAGTGAGGGATTCGGTCAACCAAGATGTCCCCCCCTCCTCCGGCGAGTAACCCAGACGACTACCAGCAGGTGGTCAAAGACGGAGTCATCGCCTCGGCGCTTGGCTCTGGAGCTATGGTCGCCAGGCTTCTCCTCTCTACCGAACCAGTCAGTCCGGGTTGGGTGATCCGTCGAATCTTTGCGGCAGCCATTACTGCTGCCTTTGTCGGATGGGCTGTGACCGAGCATATCCAATCCATCCCGCTACGATTTGCTGCCGTCGGCGCTTCCGGCTACGCTGCCCCGGAAGTCCTAGACTACTTCCTCCGTTACATCAAAGCCAGAGGCGAGAAGGAGATTGCCTCTGTAAAAAAGGGAATCCCCGATGCCAAAAGAAAGTCCGCAAAAAAGCGGAGATAACAATCTGCTAATCTCCGCAGGGATTATCCTCTGCATCGCATCCTTGTGCGCCGTTTACACCGCAACGGTGGTCGATGGGGTCTTGAGCGCCTTCGCCTCAACCGAAGCGATGGTGATGCTCATCACGGATTCGGGTATCAAGTCCGACGACCTCAAGACCGAGCGTCAGTTGTCCGAGGCGACGATTGCCCTTCAGACCTCCCGCGACATCGCCGTTGCCCTCGTCGTGGCTTCTCTGATGATGGGGTCGGCTCTGGCTTGGCGACTTTTGGGGCAAAAGGTGAATAGGTAGATACCAACCAGTCCATCAAAACGCCTTGGCGGTGGGTTTTTGTCATTCTGAAGGGGTCGTTCCAGAGTAAAACAGGGTCGCACCCACCTTTTTAGGGGTAAGGATGCCGTTAGTGACCATAGCCTTGATGACCGCCTGTGCCTGGTCTTGGTTCAGACCATAGTCGGTCTCCAGCTCCTTGATCATCGCTCCCCGGCTGGTGGACGGCTTGGAGGCGAAGTGGGCGTACTGCTCCCCGACCTTGAGGAGTTCAAACTTGGAGGACAGGGGGGCGACCTCCCATAGCACCTTGCCCTCGGCGTGGCGGAGCTTGATGGACAGGGTAGGCTTGCCGTCCGGCATACGCATCCCCGCCAACTTACCACGCTTCGTAAGGTTGAAGGAGAAGATTGGGTAGTCCTTCGACTCCCGGCGGACGTTGATAATGGCGCGCGCCCAGTTTACGAGTTCGGAACTCCCAAGGCCGGAATATGCCATATCGCTAATCGTCTGCCCCTCGGTGACCTCCTTTGGCTTCGGCTTACCTTCGTGGTGGGTGAAGACGATGATGCACCCGGTGTCCTTGAGGATGGGCTGGATGAGGTTGCGGAGGAAGTGGGAAGCCACCTCCTGCTTGGATAGATCCCCGCCGACATAGGAGAGCAGCGGATCGCAGAAGATGACGTCCAGTTGCATCCGCACCACAATCTTGCGGACGAGGTCGGCGAAGTCTTTCCCGGTCTTGGTCGTCTCGGTGAAGAAGCGGAGGTTCTCGCGCAGGAGAGCCTTGTCCTCTCTAGACAGGTTCATCGCCGAGGTCACCCCTTGGTAGGATTCGGCAAGGTCGCCTACGTCGCACTCCGCCTGGATGACGCCGACCTTGAGGGCGCGCTTCACCGGGATGCCGAACAGTTCCCTACCCAGCGCCCACGAACAGGCGGTCTGCATCGTGAAGGAAGACTTACCGATACCAGACTGGCCGGTGATAAGAAGGCTACCCCCACGGCACAGCCAGCGTCCGTGACCGATGACGTGGTTTGGGTCGTGCTGGGTGTCGTAGGTCTCAAGGAAGTCCGTGCGCAGCTCGTCGGGCAGGTCGTGACCGTCACGCCAGATTACCCAAGCGTCCCAGTCCTCCGCTCCGACCTTGAGCGCCAGAACCTTCTGCTCCTTCTCTCCTCGCATCACCCCGCCTAGGCGAGACCAGCGGGAAGGGTTTTTATTCTGGGGGTCGGGTTCGTGATCTCCGAGGAAGTCATACACCGTATTACGGCGCTCCTCCCATTGCTCCTTGGTCTCTGCGTCCACCCGCACCCACGCGTGGACGGACTTACCGCCGGAGTCGATGAGCGCGGTGATAGGCAGGTTCGACTGGTGGAAGATGGCAATCTGCTCATCTCTATTTTTCTTATCAAATTCGACAAGTACGTGGCGATATGACGACACGGACGTATCCGTCCCGGTGAAGTCATCCGGCTTGAAAGGATTGATGCGGAGCCAAGCCCCCTGCTCCTCCTCTTGGTAGTAGGACTTACCCTTCGCGTCCGGGCCGAAGAAGCGCTTGATCCACTCCGCGCGCGTGAGGAAGTTACCCTTCGACGCCGGGAAGTATTTGCCGTCTTCGTTCTGACCGGCCTCGTTTGTGATGCAGACAACCTCGTCGTCCTTGAAGGCAGCCAGCAGAAGGTCGGCGGTCGTCATCAAAACGGAGCCGAAGGCGACCTCGGCAATCCGCTTCGGGTCGAACATCATCCGACCATTGGAACCGACCGCGCGCTCACGCCCGGAGAGCCAGCCCTTCGGTCGTTCGTGCGGTTTGACATAGGCGTCGTTGAGCTTGTGGCGTAGATCCTTCTCGCCCCAAGGAGGTGAGCAATGGGACATATTCCATTCCTGAAGCAACGCCCAGGCATCGTCCCATCCCAGTTCAAAACCGTGCGCCAGAATACTGGCTGCCCGATATGTCGCCGGGTGTCCGCCTTGCCCGGATACCGCTGGTGGAAGTTTGGCGAGATAGTTCCTCGCACCTTTGATTCTGTCAGAGGCGGTCATTGTTGTGGTCTGCTTGTCTGCTTACTCCTCGAAGAAGTTCAAGCCTTTACGAGCGTATCTTTTGTTAAAAGTAACTCCGAACCAATCTTGATCGCACATCGGCATAATATTATAATCCACCCACTCCTTGGCGTCGAACGGACTACAATCGTTAATCTTAATCACGCAGTAGATAAGTCTGTAATATGAATAAAGCAGATGACCATCATCGGTCTTACCGACGATGGCCGTCTTGAATATCTCTCTTGGCTCTAGTTGTATCTTACGCTTCGCCATTGGAGATTTCCTCGACCTCGGCGATGCGTTCACCGATCCACCTGGCGCAAGGCACAGCCCAAGAATTTCCGATAGCCTTGTACTGTGGGCCGTCAGGGCATTCGGAGGCCGGCTTACCCTTCCAGGGAATCTGCGTCCAGCCGTCAGGGAAGCCCTGTAAACGGAGACACTCGGTAGGCGTGAGCCTCCGAACCGCCATAGTGGTGTCGCAGTTAAGGATATGGGTCTCGGCATCGCCGGACTTGCTGTTAGCCATAACAGTTCCGGCAACCTCTCCAAGCTTGATACCGTCGCCAATCCTGATGCCGTTAGGTCGGAACGAATAGGCTACGTGGGGCATCTGATCGCCGGACGAAGCCTTGAGGGTAGTCGTAGCATCGGTGTTAGGTTCAGCGCCAGCTTGACGACGAAGGTTACCAGGCTGGAAGGTAACAGGGTCTTCCCCGGTGACGACCATAGCCTCGGACTCAACGCGAGAGTTCCCGGTGCGGGAGAACGGAGGGCCGGACTGGGTAACGGTCGGAGCCGTGTCCGAACAATGCACGACGAAGTTTTGGGCGTGTTGGGACTGCGGGCTAGGCTGAAGGGCGTTGACGCACAGGGCGACATCAACAGGCTTGGCGTGGAAGGTGTTAGCCTTGCTGTCTTCCCTGACCGTAAAGGCCTGGGGTTGGACAAGGGCTGCCGGAGCGCCGTGACCGCCGGCCGTCCGAAGCGGGACGTGGATGTCGCCTGTTACGGTCTGATTATAAAGATCAACGCCCTGCGGGTTCACAGGCTCGACCACGGCGTGGGTAGTGTGGACATCCCCTTGGTCGTGGACATTGAGCGTGTTCGCCTTGCCGTCATCCACCCAAGTCTTCGGGTGTTCCGAGGACTGGGCGCGGGTTGACTTGCGGAAGGCGACAGGCTCGGTGACCATATTGAAACCATCCGCACGGCTGTAGTCGTGGCAGGTGGTCTCAAGGGTGTTGGCTACTCCGGGCTGGGACTTGCTTCCGTAGGCGGTAACTTCGCTGCCGACTCCTCCAGCGCTCGACGCAGGAGATCCGGCAACTCTTTTCCTCGCCTTGATGCCCTTTTGAGGATTCCAGCGCAAGCTTTCGGAGTCAAATAGTACTGCTGCGGCAAGGGGCCAGTTTGCAGAACCTCGCGTAGCGCAGAGCCATATTCGTCGCCTCCGTTGCGGAACTCCGAAGTGTTGAGCGTCCAGGACTCGGTATGCCCACCCATACCCGATGTTCCCCAATGCCGTGAGGAGGGCAGCAAAATCTCTTCCTCCGTTACTTGTAAGCACTCCGGGGACATTTTCCCAAAGGAACCACTTGGGTTGAAGGTGTTCAACAAGTCCGAGGGTGACGAGCGCCAGGTTGCCACGAGGATCGTCCAATCCTTTCCGCAGACCTGCGACGCTGAAGGCTTGGCAGGGGCTTCCTGCGCAAACAATGTCAACTGATCCGGGGGTGAGATTCCATTCTTTCCATTTTGTGATGTCGCCATAGTTGGGTGTGTTGGGAAAACGGTGCTTCAGCACGGCTGAAGGAAAAGGTTCAATCTCGGCGAAGCCGACAGGCTCCCATCCGAGGGGATGCCAGGCTGCGCTGGCTGCTTCGATACCGCTGAATAGCGATAGGTACTTCATTTTCTTCGTGGTCATTGGTGGCGTCGTTGAATTGTATGTGGACTTGTTATTTCCCTGTCCAGCAAAAAGGTATTGATCTTGCGTGGCGAGTACGGTGAAGGATTTGTTCTCGCTGCCGAGGTATCCTTTGCCGGCCATCTTGCCGATGTTGGTTGAGCCTCGCGAGCCGTCTTCACGCTCTACGCCCCCACGGATCTTAAAACAAATAGGATTCATCTGGTGGCTTTGTAGTGAGCCACCGTGCAGTATCTGCCCTTCGTGACAATCTTAAAACGACGCTTCTCCATCAATTTATTCTTCAGGGCAAACTCTATGTAACGCTCAACGGAAGAGCGAGCCACACCCCACATCTTCTTCCATTGTGCTACCGTATGAAACCCCTCCGGAATCTCCTGCTTTTCGGAAAGATACTGTTCGTGAATCTTGTCTAGGAGATTCTGTGCTTCAGATTTTTTGGGAGATGCCATTGTTCGCCGTTATCGTGGATGTGCAGGGAAGGGTATAAGGCGTTGTCGTTATACTCACCGTAGACGAATCCTTGACCCCAGCCAAGCGTAGAACGCCTGGTGTTGGCATAATCCATAGCCCCCCTGCGGGTAAGCGTACCGACCGACATACCCACCGGGGAGTCGATGCGCCGGCCTATCTGCTGCATCGGCTTGTGGGTATGGGCGAAGATCACGTTGCCGTACATCTCGGCCATATCTCTTGCGGAATTCTCGTTATAAATGGTTCCGTGCGTAAATGTGTAGTTGGCAATCTTGTACACCTGCCAGACCCCGGTGTAGGGAACATATAGGGCGTGGAGCTTGAGGCAGGTAGCCTCGATAGCCTCAAGGGAGGTCTCGGCTGCCCGAACGCGAAGTTGGTTGCTGGAGCGTAGATCACGACGGAGGCGCACTTCGTGGTTGCCCTCCATCACGAAGTTTACGCCTAGCTCCTTGAGAAAATCCAAGCCTCCGTCCAGGTCGGGCTTGATGGCGTCGCCTTCGCCGGAAGACCCCCCCATATGGGCAGACATATCCGTGAAGTCACCTAGATGCCCGACCGTGTGGGGCTTGAACCACTTCTTGAAATCAAGCACCGCCTTGACCGCCTTTGGGTCGGCGTAGATCCCGTGAGAACAGCCTACGACCATAAACCGCCGTAGACCAGAGCCTTGGGAAACTTGTTTCATACCCTAGCCTTGAGTCTAGTCTTCTTGAATGCCCGGTAGCGCTTCTGGTACTGGCGCTGATAGGCGTTCTTGTGTATAACTTTGGTAATAGCGTGAATAGCCAAGGCGGCCTCAAGGCTCATCATCACGAACGAATGGTTGCCCCTCTTGGCTGCCATTATCGCTCTCCCCAAGGCCGGCAGACCGTTGGTCTTTCGAGTGGATACGGCGCTTTCCCGGCTTGGGTTCGGGGCAGATGAAGGTTGGGACATTAATAAGCTCCTCGGCCTTTGCTAGGCTTATGCCTAACGATTTTGCCATCCACTCCAGGTCTGGAAGGTTTTCCTTTGTCAGCCTTTTTAAGCGCTTCTTGGTCACGCTTCGGATTGGTATGACCTTTCTTTAGGACTTCAATCTCCTTCTGGAAGCCTAGCCGGGTGTCAGCGAGAGCCTCGGCAAGGGAGATCATTCGATGCTCGGAGAACTTCAATTCCGCCTGGAGGCGCTCGACCTCGGCCTTGAGAAGAGCGTTAACCTCAAACAGGTCTTCGCTCATTTGATGTTAAGGTCTCGGACTTCAGACCACTCCTGGAACGCCTCGGACAACGGCTCGCGGTGTCGATAGCAGTACCACGCCTCGTCGCCGGCCTCACGCAGGGCGTCGATGACGCGCTTCGCTTGCGAAAGCTTTTCGTGCAGCTCACGCACCTCGTTGCCGAGGCGCAGGACATTCTGGTTGAGACCGTT